TGGAAAGAATAGAGCAGTTATTGACTAAGCACTGAACACAACATCTTGTGTTTTTTTAATCACGATCCTAGCCCAGCAACCACAACATCTTGTGTTTGGCTAAAAGGAACACCACCCTATTAATAAAGAAGAAAACAACAACCCCCGACCCCCCTAGATCGCATACCCGCACGAATATCTTATATACATAGTGATTTACACAAACGATTATCAGTTTTAATAGACCTAGTTAAGTAATTGCATTTTGCAAGCAGTGTATATTGTACCCCCTACCCCCTATTTTGAGAGAATGAGCTAAGGGACCCTAGAAGCCTCTAAATTTTTTTTACGTTTTATATTGCTTTTTTATGTGAAGTAGTACAATATTGTATAATCTGTAGATAGATATACCTAGAATATACCAAAAAAAAAGTATGTACCTACTATTGTTAGGTACCTACTATAGGAACTACATAAGTTTTTAATTAGTTCCTACTTATTAGGTATATACTAGATATTATGAATACACAGGTATTGAGTAAGTTACAAGGTTTATCCGCAGAAGATAAACAAGAGTTAGTCTCTTTATTGAGAGAGCTAGAAGATTCAAAGAACAGAGAAGCGTGTGAGGCTAAGTTTCTCAAGTTCGTTAACTCTATGTGGTCTGCTTTCATTCACGGGAAACATCATGAGATTATGGCTGAGGCTTTTGAAAGGGTCGCCAATGGTGAATTGAAAAGGTTGATCATTAATATGCCTCCCAGACACACGAAGTCGGAGTTCGCTTCCTATCTTTTACCTGCATGGTTTCTAGGAAGATATCCCGACAAGAAGATTATCCAGACAGCCCATACAGCAGAACTTGCTGTCGGTTTTGGTAGAAAAGTAAGAAATTTAGTCAACAGTAAGGATTTCAAAAACTTATTCCCAAATGTAAGTCTGCAGGCTGACAGTAAGGCTGCTGGGCGTTGGAACACAAACAAAGGCGGAGAATACTTCGCTATCGGTGTAGGTGGTGCAGTAACTGGTAAAGGTGCTGATCTACTTATCATCGATGATCCACATTCTGAACAGGAAGGTGCTTCCGCAGATGTGAATGTATTTAATAAGACTTATGAGTGGTACACATCAGGACCACGTCAGCGTTTACAACCCAAAGGTTCTATCGTAGTAGTAATGACAAGATGGCATCAGCGTGATCTTACTGGTCAGTTAGTTGATGCAAGTGTTAAGCGAGGCGGTGCCGACCAGTGGGAAGTAATTGAGCTTCCAGCTATATTACCTTCAGGTAATCCCCTTTGGTCAGAATTTTGGAAGCTTGAAGAGTTAGATGCTTTAAAAGCAGAACTACCAACCTCTAAATGGATGGCTCAGTATCAGCAAGACCCAACAGCTGAAGAAGGAGCTATTGTTAAAAGAGAGTGGTGGAAAGAATGGGAAGAACGAGAACCTCCTCAATGTGAATTTATAATTCAATCTTGGGATACTGCATTCTTAAAAACTCAAAGAGCTGACTACTCTGCCTGTACTACTTGGGGTGTCTTTTACAGAGAAGATGAAAGCAGTGGTCTAACCGCACCTCAAATTATTTTACTTGATGCACATAAGGAAAGATTAGAGTTTCCTGAATTAAAGAAACGTGCTTTAGAAAGTTATAAGTCATATAAACCAGATGCTTTTATTATTGAGGCAAAAGCTGCTGGTATGCCATTAATCTTTGAATTAAGACAGATGGGTATTCCTGTACAAGAGTACACTCCTAGCAGAGGTAACGATAAGATATCAAGAGTTAATGCGGTATCTGATTTGTTTTCTTCAGGAGTTGTTTGGGCACCTCAAACAAGATGGGCAGAAGAAGTTATAGAAGAGTTTGCGTCTTTTCCAAATGCGGAACATGACGATTTAGTTGATAGCAGCACGCAAGCTTTGTTAAGATTTAGACAGGGTGGATTTGTACCTTTACATTCTGATGAAGAAGATGAACCATTAGAACATAATAAAACAGCAGATTATTACTAGGAGATTTAATTGGCAATTGAAAGAACACCAGCTACACCAGTAGATGGTTTAATAGAACAAGAACCACAGACAGACGATATAAGTATTGCAATAGAAAACCCAGAATCAGTAGCAATTGAAACTGATGATGGTGGCATGATTATAGACTTTGACCCACAAGAAGATAAACCAGATGCTGAATTTAACAGCAATCTGGCAGAGATTATTGATGAAGCAGACTTAGAGAAGATAGGTTCTGAATTAATATCTGCGTACAACATGGACAAAGATTCTCGTAAAGAGTGGGAAGAAACCTATACTAAAGGATTAGATCAACTAGGTTTAAAGATAGAAGAAAGAACACAGCCTTGGAATGGAGCTTGTGGTGTGTTTCACCCAATGTTAAGTGAAGCAGTTATTAGATTTCAGTCGCAAGCAATATCAGAAATATTTCCAGCACAAGGACCAGTAAAGACAAAGATAGTTGGCAAGATGACCAGCGACAAAGAGAAACAGTCTCAAAGAGTACAAGACTATATGAATTATCTTTTAACTCATGAGATGTCTGAGTATAGAACAGAAACAGAAAAGCTATTGTTCTCTTTACCTCTAGCAGGTTCTGCTTTCAGAAAGGTTTACTATGACCCTAGTCTAGATAGACCAAGCGGAATCTTTGTACCATCAGAAGATGTAGTGGTTAACTATGGTGCTAGTGATTTAGAGACTTGTGAAAGAGCTACTCATGTAATGCGTAAGTCTTTTAATGAAATACGTAAGATGCAGGTAAGTGGTTTCTATAGAGACATAGAATTACATGATGCACCAAATACTTTTTCAGATATAAGAGAAAAGTACGATGAGCTGAGTGGTGAAAGCGAACAAGATAAATTTGATCAAAGGCATACTCTATTAGAGATGCAAGTTAATTTAGATTTGCCAGGGTTTGAAGATGTTAAAGATGGTGAGCCTACAGGTATTCAGTTACCTTATGTTGTAACCTTAGACTACCCTAGCGGTATGATTCTAAGCATTCGCAGAAACTATTACGAAGATGATCCACAGAAGAAGAGAAGATCACACTTTGTGCACTATCAGTATTTACCAGGCATAGGGTTTTATGGTTTTGGTTTAATCCATATGATAGGTGGATTAGCAAAATCAGCTACAAGTTTATTAAGACAGTTAGTAGATGCAGGTACATTGTCTAATCTTCCTGGTGGGTTAAAAGCCAGAGGTCTTAGAATCAAAGGTGATGATACCCCAATCATGCCAGGAGAGTTTAGGGATGTTGATGTTCCAGGTGGTGCTATTAGAGATAATATAACCTTCCTGCCCTATAAAGAACCTTCCCCAACTCTTTATCAGCTATTACAAAATATAGTGGAAGAGGGAAGAAGGTTTGCTAGTATTTCTGACATGAAGGTAAGTGACATGAATAGTCAGGCACCAGTTGGAACTACCTTGGCTTTATTAGAAAGAAACATGAAAGTCATGAGTGCAGTGCAAGCAAGATTACATGCCTCCATGAAAAAAGAGTTTGATATTTTAGTTAACATAATATCTGACTTTGGTGAACCTAGTTATCCTTATGATACAGGTGAAGAAGAAGAAATAAAGGCATCAGATTTTGATAGACGTATAGATGTCTTACCAGTATCTGATCCTAACGCAGCAACTATGGCACAAAGGATTATGCAATATCAAGCTGCTATGCAACTAGCACAAACAGCACCTGAGATGTATGACATGAAAGAACTACATAGACAGATGTTAGATGTTTTAGGTATACAAGATGTTAATGATGTTATTCCTGAAGAAGCTGAGATTGATCCTGTTGATCCAGTGACTGCAGTACAAAACTTGATTAATAATAAACCAGTCAAAGCATTTGAGTTCCAAGACCATGATGCACATATACAAACAGTTGCTGCTGCACAAGACAACCCAGAGATACAACAACTTCTAGGTCAAAGTCCAAATGCTCCAGCTATATTGGCTTCAGCATCTTCTTATATCAATGATCACTTAACTATGAAGTTTAGAAAACAAGTTGAAGAAGAAATGGGCATAGCTCTACCACCAGTAGGAGAGCCTATACCTGCAGATGTTGAGAAGAGAATATCTGATCTTGTTGCTGAAGCAGCTAGCAGAGTAACACAAAAAGCTATGCAGGAAGCAGAAGATAGAAGAATAGCAGCAGAGCAACAGGACCCTCTAATACAAATGAAAGAAAGAGAGGTTGCTGCAAGAGAAGCTGAAGTACAAAGAAAAGCTATGGGTGATCAAGCAAGATTCCAGTTAGCTGCTCAAAAACAACAAGCTGATCAAAGTATTAAAGTTGCAGAATTACAATTAGAAAAAGAAAAAATAGAATCAGACACCCAAATTGAAGGCACTAAAATTGGTGCAAAGATTGCAAGCGAATTGCTAGAAAATGAAAAAGTTAGCAAAAAGCAAGCAGTAGAAGATTTTAAAACTGGTATTGACATTGCTAAAGATATAGTTAAAGATAGCAATTAGTATGTTAACTGATATTAAAGAGCAATCACTTTCTGAGTGGTTGAAAGTTAGAATCAGAGATATAATGAACGAACACGCAGATCATATATCGACTGGCAACGTCAAAGACTTTCCAGACTATAAAAGATACTGCGGTATTATAGAGGGTTTAGCCCTCGCAGAACGTGAAATGCTAGACTGGATAAGTCAGCATACACAAGAATAGGAACTCAACTTCCTTAAAGTTGTGCATAATATGAGTAAAGTAAAAATAGAAAAAGAAGCTATCAATGAACCAAAAGTTGATAGCAAAACTAAAAGCCAATTACCTGAACCAGTTGGATATCGTATTTTAATAGCTATGCCTGAAGTTGATGAAAAGACTGATGGTGGTATTGTTAAAGCATCAAGCACTATTAGAGATGAAGAAGTTAGTAACATATGTGGATATGTGCTAAAGCTTGGTCCTGATGCTTATGTTGATAAAAGTAGATTTCCAAATGGACCTTATTGTAAGAAAGGTGACTGGGTAGTATTTAGAGCTTATTCTGGCACTCGTTTAAAAATTTATGGAAAAGAGTTTCGCTTAATTAACGATGATACTGTGGAAGCAGTAGTAGAAGACCCAACAGGAGTAGTTAGAGCATGAGTGAGCAATCTGTAGAAACTTCAATTCAAACTGAGTTTAAAGCTGATGATGATGGAAAACTATCACCACAGACAAGTGAAGATAAATTTTTTGGTGTTAAGACTGAAATTAAAAAAGAAGACACATCTGATTTAGAGGTAGAGGTGGTAGACGATACCCCTGAAGAAGATAGAAGACCACCTAAACAAGAAACTGAAAATGATACAGTTGATGATGATGCTGTTGATCAAGAGATTTCTGATTTAAGTGAAAGAGCTGGTAAACGTATTAGTAAAATTAAATACGAGTATCATGAAGAACGTAGAGCTAAAGAAGCAGCTGAAAGAGAAAAAGCAGAAGCAATTAAAAATACACAAACCCTACTACAAGAAAATCAAAGATTACAAAAGTTAGTACAAGAAGGTGGTAAGGTTGTTAATCAACAAGCTTTATACAATGCTCAATATGCAAAGATGAATGCTCAAGCAGCTTATAAAAAAGCATACGATGATGGTGATACAGATGCTATGGCAGCAGCTCAAGCAGAATTAACAAAAGCCACAATAGCAGAACAACAGGCTCCAGGTTATGCAGAGGCTATGCAAAGACAAGTAGCAGCCACACAACCAGTTATACAACAACCACAACCTGATCCTGAAATGCAAGCATGGGCAAATAAAAATCCATGGTTTATGGGAACAGAACCTATACATAAAGAGATGACATCTTTTGCTATGTATTTAGATCAAAAGTTGCAAGCAGGTGGAGTAAATCCTGCAACACAAGCAACAGAGTATTATGGTGAAATAGATAAAGCCATGAGACAACAATTTCCAAGTTTTTTTGGAGTACCTCAAGTAGAAGCGGAAGCTCAAATTGAAGTACAAGAAGAAGAGAAACGACAACCCTCTAATGTTGTCGCACCTGTATCGAGGTCCACTGGTGCTGAAAAAAATCCTCGCAATGTACGTTTAACTCGGACTCAAGTTAAGTTAGCACGTCAACTTGGTATAAGTCCGCAGCAATACGCAAAACAATTATTAAAGGAATCATAATGAACGATAATATTGATAAAACTGTAAACGAAATTCAAGAACCAGAAGTTCAAGAATCTTCAGATCATGTGCGTAGCCCTAGGGCTTCAGAAGACCGAGAGGTTGCTCAACGAGTAGAAAGTTGGGATAATCCCTCCAATTTACCTAACCCTGATCCACAACCTGGCTGGGTGTTTAGATATATCAGAACTGCTACATTAGGCAATCCTGATAATCCTAATGTCTCTAAAAAATTTAGAGAAGGCTGGATACCTTGTAAGGCGGAAGACCATCCTGAATTACATATTCATATGATGGACTATAAGTCTGAATGGGCGGAAAAAGGTAATATAGAAATTGGTGGGCAGTTGTTATGCAAGATGCCAAAAGATAAAGCGGAAGCTAGAGACAAACATTTTAATAGTATGGCTCAAAATCAAATGGAATCTGTTGATAACGTATATTTTAAGGATCAAGATTCGAGAATGGCTACCAAACAAGTATTTGAAAGAAAATCAAAAACGACCTTTGGGAGAGATTCTTAGTCTTGTTAGATTAACAATTTTTTTTGAAAGGAGGAAGCTATGGCTTCATCAGCAGCTCCGATGGGAGCAAGACCTGTTGGTTCGTTAGTTTCTTGTGCTTACAATGCAAAGATAAGCCACTATAAAATTAAAAATAATTATGGCACAGCCATATTTTATGGTGACTTTGTAAAGTGGGCAGATGATAACCCGAATACAACAGTTCAGAAAGATACAGGTACAACGTCATTGACACCTATAGGAGTTTTCCTAGGGTGTTCATATACTGACCCAGTATCTGGTGAATTTAGGAATAGTCCGCAATATCCTGCTTCAACAGCAGCAGACGATATCGTGGCATATGTGGCATCTGATCCATTTTTAGTAATGCAGATGCAATCAGACGAATCTTTAGATCAAGATGATCTAGGGAAAAATGTAGCAGTTGTACAAACAGCTGGTTCTACAAAGTTTGGTATTAGTAAAAATGCAGTAGATGGTAGTACAGCAAATACAACAAATACTTTACCACTTAAAATTATCGACTTCGTAGAAGGAGCAGATAGTGAAATTGGTGACGCTAAAACTGATGTATTAGTTATGTTTAATGTTGGACATCAACTGCTTAACACAACAGGCATAGGTTAATAGGAGAATATTATGGCAGCTATATCAAGAGCTAACGAATTAAAACAACTTCTACCAGGCTTAAATGCACTGTTCGGAGAAGAGTACAATAATTACGAAAATGAGCATGAACAAATTTATGTTAGTGAAAACTCTGAGAGATCATTTGAAGAGGAACTAAAACTTTCAGGATTTGGTGCAGCTCCAGTAAAAGATGAAGGTGCAGCTATATCATATGATGTTGCTCAAGAATCTTTTGTTGCTCGTTATACACACGAGACTATTGCAATGGGATTTGCAGTAACTGAAGAAGCTATGGAGGATAACCTTTATGTTTCTTTAAGTGCTAGATATACCAAAGCATTAGCAAGAGCAATGGCTTACACTAAGCAAGTAAAAGCAGCAGTTCCATTGAATAACGGCTTTACTAATTCCTTCCAATCTGGAGATGGGGTCAACCTATTTACAGCAAGTGGTGATGGAGTTACAGGCGGTGATGGACACCCACTAGTAAATGGTGGTAAGAACTCTAATAGACCAGTTACAGCAGCTGACTTAAATGAAACATCTTTAGAAGATGCTATCATTCAGATTGGCAAATGGACTGATGAAAGAGGTCTTAAAATTGCAGCTAGAGCTAGAAAGCTTATAGTTCCATCAGATTTACAATTTGTTGCAGCTCGACTTTTAGAGAGTGAATACAGAGTAGGTAGTGCTGACAATGACATCAATGCTATTAGAAACAATGGTGTGATTCCAGAAGGCTATTCAGTTAATCATTATTTAACTGATACAAATGCTTTCTTCTTGATCACTGATGTTCCTGATGGTATGAAACACTT